ATTCATCAACTCGTAAACATAATACTTTTTCATAACTTTATATTTTATATTTGTTTAACAAATATACGAAATTATTTTCACATTTCCAAATTAGATTACAAGCTTGTACGTCTGGCCATAATCAAATTCAAATGCGTATTGTATTACTTTATCTACAACACCTGTCTTGAATGTAAGATTAGATGTTTTTATTGTAATTGGTTTTATATAGTAATTCGCCTCATCATATATCCAATATATCTCATCACTTACCAAGAGTTGTTTGAATATCTCGTTATACTCCTCAGCAACCCAATCTGTATTTACTTGGATACTTTCTTTTGTATCTACCATGTAATTTAGATTATTGGATTCATAATCAGCATATCCTAATCCAGTACCTTCCCATGAACCAATTTGTGGTTGGTAAAGTGAACGATTAACATTAAATTGTTTAGTGTTAATCATATTAAAGTTAAATGAATCAAACTGACCGAATCTGTTTTTCCATTTCACTCGTATGTTTGGATACTTTTGATTACAAGTTATATTGTATCTTATTGGAGTTCCTAATGGTGTATTATTAGAGTATGCTTGAATAGTATAAGAATCAAATGAACCTGATAAAGGGAAAGTTGAATCACTTGGTGCATTTGGGTAAGGGTTGATTTGGAAATCAGAACCAGTAGTAGAATATAATGCATATTCAGCAACTTGTAAACTTGATGAATAAACTATCTTTGTTGCTTGTGAACCATAATCATAATCACCAACAAATACACCAGCATTACTTACATTGGACATAAACACGGATTGTGTTGCAGGACCAGAAGTCATCAATGGCCAGTGTGGTGTTAGTTCATATATATCCTCACCTATTGTTTCAGGAAATAATTGATACCCATCAATATATTTAAATAATTGAGTTTCTACTACTTGTGAACTCGTTACATAAGATGAACCTGAAAGATATTCCCAAGATCCAACACATTTTGCAAATTTAATAACACCAAATCCTTGACTTGCTTCTAACAATTCAGTTAGTGTAGAATTTAGTATTCTACTTACATCAAATATACCAACACCACTTGTGTTTGGATATTTTACAAGAGTGTATTTAGCAGAACCAGAGTCTGCAGGGGAACCTGTCCAATAGTATAAATCCAATACATACTGAAATGAACTTGAAGTTATTACTTGAGTATCCTCTTCCAATGTAATTGGCATTGGAGATTGAGCTAAACTTACTAATGGTGGTTGTTGTGTTATGTATAAAGCCATATTACAAAATCATTTTATATATAACCACAATATGGATAAAAAGTAGGGATGGTTATTTGCTCTTCAATTCTTTCAAAACAAACTTGGTATAATCATCAGCAAATTGTTTTAAGAAATCACCTATTTCCTTTTTAGTTTGTGGGTCTTCCATGGCCTTCTTTCCGTAATCTATACTACGAGGAACATTCTTGGTTTTACCATTTCGCACGGTCTTGGATACATTCGGTGAGTTCCAATACTTACCATACTCTGCTCCATTAGGTGCTATATCTAATGAAATACCAATACTAACTTTACTAGAACCACTCAATATCTTTATCATATTAGATGGTCTATTAGCTTGGTTCATCTTTCTTTTTAGATTACCAGTTTTCTTTGGAGCATAAAATAAGGCAATATTCTTTATTTGAGTTGCAACTTTATTCAACTCCTTATTACCTCGTACTATTGAACTTAAATTAGCCATTAATTATTGTAGTAATGGGAATAGACATCTATCTCTGTTATTATGAACTACTACGGTAAATGTAGAAACCCAACCTGCAAGACCATTATTGAATCGGTCCTCAAATGGTTCGTTAATAATAATATCAGGTATATCTAAACCATCTACTGACCTTTGTGTAAATGAAGTTAAATCATTTATAATTGCAAGTGTGTTTGCGTGTATATCAACCGTATCATCTACTCCGTAAAAGGGAATAGTTTGTGTGTTAAATCCTCCAACACTTTCGTTGTTTCTATTCTTTATCTTATCAGCAACTACCAACTGAATATTCCAATTAGTAACCGTATCAAAATACTCACAAGATAGAATTGACACATTCCCCACAGGATATTGTGGGAATTCTCGTGTGTCAAAATCTTGAATCAATCCTTGTGTAACCACTTCAAGGGATGGGTGATTATCCATGATTGTCTTGAAGTAATCCAAGATGTTGTAATATAGTGTATAATTTACACCTGAATTATGTACTATTGCTGCCATATATTATAATTGAATACCACCAAAATATTGGTTGGTTTGGTCTGGATATATTTGTGTTTGATTTCCAACTGATTCCAAGTATTGTGGAATTTGATTAGAATATGCAATCAAGTAGTTTTGTAATCTCAACGCGTAGTAATCTGCATTAGTTTGTGCCTGTGCCTTTAGATAATCAATCTCTGTTTTACTTGGTGCAACACCTTGTTCTGATTGTTGTTTTACAGCACCATTTGATTTAAACTGAATGGAACTAAATGGGATGTATTCTACACACGCATACCATATAAGTGTAGGTTTGATATGGTCTGATAATAAGTCTTGGTAATACACACTCAAATCACCTACGGTACCAGTTTCTATTTTTAATGACAAAAAGTCATACAACACCGTTCCAAGTAAATTCTTTATATACTTGATTTGGGCCGTAACCATGAAGGGTAGAAGTGCATCAGCATCTATTGCTCCTTGCAAAGGAGTATTTTTGATAATGTCATTTCTTGTTATGAATAATGCAGTAGCCATAGTTAGTTAAATCTTTTGTTTAATAGTTTTGAACTCATGTTGTTTCTGATGAATTCCAACTCCTCTTCATCATTTATAGTTTCTTCATCTATATTAGGGTCTGCCTCTTGGTCAGGAGTTGCCATTGAATCATTGACTTCATCTTCAACTTGTTCTATTGTTTTGCCAGTTTCTTCTGCAGTCTCTGATAAGATTACCAAAGGAGTTAGTTGTTCAAAATACAATTCTAATTCAGGTAATCCACCTTCTCTTAATGCAGTTGTCAGGTTGTTGATTAGCAGGTTCTGGAAAGGAGCAATGGTCATTGTTTGTAAGATACTATACGCTGTCTTCATCTCATCGCTATTGGAAGAAAAACCATTATTAGCAGTTCGTATTCCAAACAACAGAGGTGATGTAATTTTGTGTCCTACTAGGATTCTATCTTGTGCATATTCTGCAACATACTTGAATCTATCATGTAGATTATCTGATTGGATTGCAGTGATGGTTGGTTGGTTCTCTTTATCATCATTAAATGACACCATAAATCTACCACCATTATTAGTTCCTGTAAATTTAGAATAAAGTAAATCCTCAATAGTTTGTCTTTCTTCTGGTGCAGGAACTCCGTTATTAAAGTTAATCATCAAAGTAGGTAAGAACCCATTTGTGATTGTGTTTATGTGTAGATTAGACAACTCAGCCTCTGCAATTGCAAACTGAAGAGCAGATACCCAATCAGGAAGGGAGTAGTAATACAAGTTTGGTGAATAATCTTTGATGTATAGAACTTCTCTTTTCTCATCAGATGTTCCAAATGCTGGTATTTTAATCTTATCCTTAATCTTTCTTTGGTCTTTCCAATCAGTACAATAGTAATAGTATTCTACTCTTGTATTATCATATAGTTTCTCAGCACGAAGGGTTTGTACTGGAATATGAAACATCTTTACAATCTTGGTATGGTCATCATTCCAATATACTTGATACGCACAATTACCATATAGTTTCAAATCAAAACAAACTCTTTTAGTTTCTTCTTGTGGTATAATTTTTTCAAATGCCTTTTGTAAGTTCTCATCAGTAGTAAATAATCCCTTACCGAATATCAAATCAGCTAGGTTATTAACCGAGGTTGCATTTGTTGTAGAGTCATTATATGCCATCACTACTGCATCCCAGAAGTCATCTTGACCAAATACACCAAATGGAACCCATGAGTAACGGGTTTTAGTGTCTTCTGTAACTTGTGGAATCATATTATCCGCAAGGTTCACCACGCTAAACTTGCCTTCTTTTCTAATTGCTTTTGTATTCATCTTATGGAAGGATTATATATCTATTTTCTGTATCGTTTGAAATGTATGGGTATTCACCATTTACTGGTATTGGTACTTGGTTTACATAGTTTGGTTTATCTTCACTTTGAGAAACAAAGAATGCGAGAGAACCTCTCCATACTACATCACCTACTACTAATGTTTGAGAACCTGATGGCCTATATCTTGGATATATTGTCATTCTAAACTCATTTCCAGGAGGAACCTCAAACAGAGTTTCTGCATTAAAATTTACACTAAAAGAAACATAGGATTCGTACTCTTCATAACCCCATCCAGAACCAGACAAATTGATTGTAGGGTAGTTCCTTAATGTAGTCATGTCTTGTAAATCTATACTCAAGACCTCTGACCCAGTTGGTAGAGGTTCTACTCTAATAGTATATTGGTTAGTATCACCAGTGAAATATGTTAACATTATCTCTAATTATCTGTTTGTTATTATATAATAACACGATATTATCTATAAATAGTAGAGATAAAAAAAACCCCATATTACTATGGGGTTGAAACTCTTTATGAGTCAATCCTACGAGACTATCATAGGAGGAGTTTTCTTTAAATACTAAATTATGAATTAACTATTGGTTCCGTACACTATTGTTCCACCATTCAATACCGAAGTAGGAATAGCAGTAGTTGTAGTTGAACCAGATATAAATGCTGCAGGGAGTTGTTCCATACCTGTGAAGGTTAGGGAGTATCCATAAAGATCTCCCATCGCCCCACCAGTCTGTAATGTTCCTGCGGTCATATCGGCTCCTTCTCTTTCACCAACTAATAAGGCATCTCCATTCATTGTCCATACGATGATTTGTGGTCTACCATAAGCCAACAACTTCATTTGAGTTGTCATCTCGTTGGTTAATTTCTTCAAGTTCAAAGTTAATTCTTGAGAGAAGAAAGTAGTACCATTATCTCTTGATGTATTGACGGTTTCTGTATATGCAGAATTGCCTTTTAATTCATAATAGTATACACTTGAACTAGCAGGTAAAGCAGTTACTTCACCATTTCCGTTTTTCGTGAAAGAACCAGTAGTAAAGTTGATAAAGTATACGCCGGCTAAACCACCGATACTATCCTTACATACTTCGTTTCTTCCAGCTGTTATATTACATGCCATACTATTAAATTTTTTTGTTTAGTTAGTTAAATTAATATGCTCCGTAGTAAACAATATCTTGTCCAATACCGAACTGAACACCAGCAGTATATCTCATGATAATTCTATAATTTTGAGAACCATCAAGATTAGCCATATCCAATACTCTTACTTCGTTGTGGTCAGAAAGTAATCCAGTTCCGAAGAACAAGTTAGACTTTTGTGCTGCCACAATTTTGTTGTCACTCATACCTGGACAAAGAACGATTTCAATACCATTGAAGTTGAAAGGTTTTTCACCTACGTTCATTTGGTTGTTGTATCCATTTGCTCCAATTGCTCCACCTGCAAGTGCAGTTTGGTATGCCTTAGCAACTGAAGTACCAACATAGATTAAAAGGTCTTCCTTACCATATACGGCAGCAGGAATAGTTTGAACCACATTGTTTAACTTATTCAATACGTTAGCAGCAGTAATAGAACCAGAGTCAATAGCAGAACCAGTTAATGCCGGTAATACAGCACCTGCTCCACCTGCAGCAATTGATGCAGAGAATAGAGTTTGGAATCCAAGGAATGAACCATTAGAAGCAGTACCTTGCCAGATAGCAGTTTCAGTTGCTTGTGCAACATTTCCAGCCACATAAGAAATCAAGTAATCATTGAATGATGCTGGGATAGTATCAAACGCAGAGAAACCTAACTGTAAAGATTCCCAAGAATCAACGAATTCTTGCTTACACAATTGTAGGTTTACTTGTAGTTCTTTTGGTTCAAGAATTCTTTCAGAAAGTGCTACTGAACCAGAGGTTACGAAATCACAAGAAGCATCTTGTACGATTCCTGATACATCAAGTTTCTGAATTACAGATTTAAACTTGACGTTTGGTTTGATGGTTACTAACTTGTTATCCAATGTCTTAGCAGATAACAACGCAGCTGCGATATATTCGCCAGCGAACTCACCTGCATAGGTGTTTTGTGTAAAAGTTGGTAACGCCAAATTTTGTCTTTTTTTCATTTTGTTAAAAGTTTTGGGTTATTAAATGTTTTTGTTATATAGTCTTGCCAATACT